TAAGAATGAATCAGCAGCTACAACTGTTCTTGGACTGATTGCTTTACAGTTAGTACCAGCGTCTTGTATGCCATAGATAAAAGGAGAACCTGTGTAATACATTCTAGCTACGCCAGTATCAGTAAAAATAATAATATCTGTTTGCCATTTAACTGCACTTAGAACTCTACCACCTGTAGGTATTTGTAAATCACCAGCAGTATTAGTTGATGCCGCAGTCCATGTTGTTAATGTTTCTCTTGATGACCATTGTATCTTTCTTGGATCACCGCCTGCGCCTAAAGCTACAACATGTCTTTCGTTTGTAACCATTACTCCAGCACAGTTAGTTGGCGCACCTGAAACGGGTTGTGCTATTACGTTAGCTGTGTTTGGATTCCATTGAAATATTCTTCCGTCTGATGGACAACAAAAAAGTAATATTTCACCAAAGTTATCAAAAGAAAAAGAGTTAGTGTTAAATAATAAACCAGATTGTGAACGTGCATCACCATAGTCTTCAACGTCATAGTGATATGCACCATATCCTAAAGGATCAAAAGATGCGTCTGTTACAAAATTTGATGGAGTAATGTTATACCAAGCATCATCCATTAAAACATTAATGGTTTCTCTTGTTCCAACTACTAATACTTTTTTACCGCCATTGGTTATGTAGGAGAACATACCAGTAGGAGTACCAGTAAGAGCTGATGTGTTGAGTTTTGTCCATCCTCCGATTGGTCTTAGGTATCCGTTTTCAAAACGTACTAAGTCACCGTCTGTCCATCTTCCTTTGTTGGCATAATCAGTACCGTTAGTGACAATGCCAGGCGGAGGAGTCACTTGTATTAATGGCATTTAATTCTCCAATGCTTCTAATCTGGTTGTTAGTTCTTGAACTGCTGCGACTAAAAGAGGGACAAGTTTGCTTTGGTCTATTGACTGAGGTTTAATTCTTGTTTGTTCATCGCCATTTTCATCTGTGTAAGTTTCTGTTGCGTCTTTTTCACCAGTAATTGCTTCTGGAACTATGTCTTGTACTTTATGTGCAAAGAAGCCATCAACTGTTATATCTGGATCAATTTTAAAATTAAATCTATATGGCTGTAATTGTTTTAATCTTTCTATACCATTTGATATGGATACTTGGTTTTCCTTTAATCTATAGTCACTATTTGTATTGTAATGTGTAGAGCTATTGGTTGCTCCAATAAGTCCTATATTATTTGAAGCTCTGTAAAAATTAATTAAAATTCTATCTGCACTGTCATCATTTGAACGATTGATTGTTAGAGGATTTCCTGTGTTAGAAGCAATTTGTGTTTCACCAAGAGTAGAGCCACCTTTAGTTACAAATCCAGAACTATTTGCCGATTTTAAATTTCCAGCAGTAGTATTTATATAATGAGTGCCGTCACTAGCAATAACCGTCCTGCCAGTACCATTAGTAATAAACCCCATTTCATTAGCAGAATGGTTATAAGTAATACCACCAATGTTAGAGTTACCTGAGTCACCAAATCTAATCATTCCAGTATTAGATGCACCAGATAATATTGTCATTCCTGAATTGGCACTACCCTCTATAACTAATTCATCTGCACTATTTAAAACAGATGAAGTACCGCTATCGCCTGTCTTAATATGTAAGCCAACTCCTAGGTCTTTGTTTGATAATCCAGATGTTGCAAAGTAGTTATCTGCTGCTGCTGGAGTTGATCCAAATCCTAGAGTTACAACATTATTGGTTACGTTTGTAGCAACTAAAGATGTACCACCAGATGTGTTTGTAGAGTCAGGTAATATAAATGTTATGTTTGTATCGTTTAAGTCTGCTGGTGCTTTTAGTCCAACTGAGTAACCATTGGCATCAATAAACTTTAATGCGTTTTGTAAGCCATTTCCATTTAAAAACACATCACTACTTGCTGTTAATGTGCCATTTACTTTTAAATTTTTACCAGTTCCTATGTGTAGACCAACACTCGTACCTGCTCCATTTGCAGAAAAGACTGCGTCTAGCAAGTCTAAGTCCGCGTTAAGTTTAGTTCCCCAGGTATTAGTAGAACTTCCTACCTCTGGTTTTCTGAGTTGTAAGTTAGTTGTATAAGTATCAGCCATAATTTATCACTTCTTTATTTGGGATTTTATCCAGTCAATCCATTCTGGTTTCTTTTTATTTATTATAAACAATATTACCCCTGTAAGGATAATTATCTCAATCAGCGTTTCCATCTACTCGCCTATTGTTTTTGTTTCAGTAGTTGGGTTAATCTCTTCAGCTATTTTAGAGTCTAAAGCAGATTTTAAGTTTGCTACTTCCTCTTCACCCATTAGACCTTCAACCCATCCTGAGACTATTGTATTCGTTAAGTCTGCAAAAGGTATAAAGTCAGAACCAATATCTTCTAATGATAATGATTGAGTGCCGTAAACACTAGCTGTGTATGGTACTTCCTCTCCATCTACTTCGTGTGTTTCACTGCTTTCAGCGTTTAATCTCCAATGTACATTGTAAACTGTGTCGCTGTGTTCTTCGTATGTGGGATAAACATCTACTGTTTTACAGTCCCAAGTGTATGTGTTGCTCATGTTATATTTCTCCTATATTGCTGCAATTATAAATGCTAAGAGTTCATTATACCTTACTCCAAGCCTAGTTTGATCGTTTCCATCATCATCAGTCCAGGTGCTAGATATAAACATACCATAATTACCTGCATCAAGGCCTTCTGCTGTAAAGGCATCTTGTAAGTCTTGAGCTATAACACCAAAGTGGTATCTAGCATCATCGCCTTTTTCTTCTACTGCACTATTAAACTTATATCTTCTTATTAATCCTTTACATGCTGTAGCTACTCTTTGCTCTGCATCTGATAATTCTTGTATATCTTGTTTTTCGTTTCTGTCAGAAGTTTGTATAGTTCCGTTGGTAGCGTAGATGTCATCGAATCTATTAGCAGTACTGCCTAAATCAATTAAATTATCAGAAGTAGTACCGTCACCTCTACATGGAAGTATAGCATTGGTTGTTGTTACATCTATAAACCTTAAACCAACACCAGTAGTGCTACTAGAACCTGAAGAAAAATAAGCATCATTACCAGAAGAAGCACTTAAAATACCAATTTGGGCTTTAGTAACTCCATCTCTTCTAAAATCTATTATCTCACCATCACTGTTTAAACGATTAAGAAAGATTGCTTTTGCACTATTTGATGTTGCAAATAACTGTCCTGAGACTCTAGCTTCAACACCTTGCGTTGCACTATTAGCAGCAGTCTTTCCGACCATGAAATTACCGCTAGTATCTATTCTAGCTCTTTCAGATGTTCCAGTATTATCATAAAAACTTAAAGCACCATCATAAGTGGTAGTTACAGAATATGCCCTTACACTATTTTGTAATTTTAAAAATGTAGCATTTGCTGTTGTAGAATTAATGGTTATATTATTTCCACCTGATTTTGAAAAATAACCTAAACTTGCATTAACTGTTCCTGAAAGGTAGAGGTCTTTGAATTTAACTCCTGAATGACCAATATCCATAGCACCATTTGAATTAGCACCTGATGATGTTGTTGGTACAATTTCTGCTGCACCCAATCTTATTCCACAATTATTAGAAACAAAATAAGGTCTGCTACTTAAAACACCAATATTTCCAACTGTTGAGCCATCTTTTCTAAATTGTGTAATTTCTCCATCACTACTTTGTCTATTTAAATAAAGAGCAACATTACCACTTCTACCAACACCAATATGGTCAGGTGCTATCTGCACACCTTCTACACTTGATGATGATTGTGGATTTGTAGAGGTAGTCCCAACTAATAAATTCCCACTACTATCAAACCTAGCAGACTCAGTTCCACTTGCCCTAAATACAGTTGTGTTAGCACTTCCACTATGAGATTGTCCGTATAAAAGAATGTTTGCACCAGCATTAGAAGCATTACCACCTGAAACAAAAGTAAAAGAATTAGCAGCACCATTCATGTGACCACCACTTAGATATAAGTCTTTGAATCTTGAGGTATTTTTACCTAAATTTATAAAGTTGTCTGAGTTAGCTCCAGCTTTTGTAGCTGGTGCCATATACCCGTAACCAAATTTAACAAACGCGTCTTCACCTGTTTCAGAGCCTATATATAGCTCTCCAGCTGCAACACCAATACTTCCAACTGTTGAGCCATTTTTCCTCAAAGAAACTATATCGCCATCACTTGACGTTCTATTAAATATTGCAGAAACAACACCACTAGCTGCTGCTTGAACAATACCATTAGCACCATCAACTCTAAATCCTTTGCCTGAAGTTGCACTACCAACAACTGTTGATGTAGTCCCTACTAAGAAATTACCGCTACTATCTATCCTAGCTTTTTCAGAACCATCAAGTTCCCATCTATGTCCACCTGCATTTGCGTTTACTGCGTTGTAAACAATACCGCCTGCACCTTTTTGTTTTAAATCAAAATAATATGTGCCATCATAAGCTAGTCTTAAACTTCTACTTGCTTCTGCTGTAGAAGATTGAGCATGAATTGCTGTTGCTGGCGAACTTGTGCCAATTCCAACGTTGTTTTCTACATACAGACCTCCGTCAGCTTCTATAAGAACTTGACGAGTTGCAAGTGAGCTTGAATTTTTTAGTGTTAGCCAACTGGTTTTAGCATATGACTGAGCAGAATTTTGCAGTTTAAAATCTAAACTAGCAAAACCACCTACAGTATTCTCCATGTTTGCAGAAATTTCTGCTAGACTTCCTGCACCACCACCACTAGTGTCTGCTGAGTAAAAACCAAGAATACCCCATGGCTCTGTAAGACTCCAATCACTTGCCTGAGTTGAGCTACTTATTAGCAGTTCTGTTGGTGTAATAGAAGATGAACCTGTAGCTGAACTTACATCTAACTTAGCACTTGGCGAAGTTGTTCCTATGCCCAAAGACTCAGCACTAGCATCCCAAAATAAACCTTGCGTTGTGCCTGTGTCATCATAGAAGGATATGTCTCCGTTGGCTTCAATAGCCATACGTTCTGTTGTGCCATTTGTTTGAAAACTAAGATTTGCCGTTCCACCTACTCCGCCTTGTATAAAGCTAGATAATGTTCCTGAGCCTGAACGAAATTGTAATTTTGGAGTTCCACTTGTGCTATCTAATAAAGCAGTTAAATTACCTGCTGTTGATACAGTCAACCCATCAGCAGTAACTGTTCCTGTTACGTTTACTCCAGTATTAGTTGTGTAAATCTTGTTGCTGCCTGAATAATATAAAGCTACATTACCATCTTTATTAG